AGATAATTAAATACGGGGCTGACTGGTTTCGACGGTATGTTTGAATCTGGTGAAGCGTGCAGAGAAGCCTGTACCTCTTGAATCGGGCAAAAAATATAAACGGCAATAAAACCGCCTTCGCACTAGCTGCTTAGCAGTGCCCCTCTGGTAGAAGTAGTTCTAGCTAATCGCCACAGGGTTTAAATAAATAGAACACCGCAGTACGGTGGCGACCGCAAACGCAACCCTGCAGTACCGTGGCTGGCAGAGCCTACGCACGTAGAAGAACAGAAGATGGCTTATCGGACGGGGGTTCGAATCCCCCCAGCTCCACTTGACAAAACTTACTGTAGTAGGTAGGCTCCGACTATGGAAAATTTCGAATACTCTCAATGGTCCGTAGGGCTAACCCCTGAAGAAGAATCCCTAGCCATGAGCATTGGTTTCGCAAGGCAATTCCCGTATTTTGGAAAACCTGAAGCCAACCGTCGCTATGACGAGGGTGCAATATACGAAACACATCAGCACGCCGTATGCGCTGGTGCAGAAATTGCCTGGGCAAAGATGCTTGGCATGGAGGGATTCATCCCAACCCACAACGTATACAAAAATGAGCCTGACGTTGGCGTCTGGGAGGTTCGCTACAAGTTCACAGGCGGGGGATCTCAGAAGCCTTATTTAAGATTTAGTGGGAGTGTTGATAGCTACAAGTCTCCGTATGTACTTCTAACAGGCGGGGCAGAAATAAAATTTAAGAGAAGCAACCAGAACGGATACATCTCGCCGCCCTACACTGCCCACGGATGGTGCAATCCAAAAGATGTAATGATCGAGGCATACGAGTTTGGCATAGAGGATGGGAAGCCTACATACATGGTTCCTGTTTCTGCTCTCCGCCCTATGTCTGAGATAAAATAGAACTCTATGGTAGACGTAACCCCTGGAGATTCTGGCGCTAATAAAGGTTTTTGGCGACAGCAGCTTCGCGACCGCTACGGCAGGTTCCTTGACATGGGCGGCAAGGTTCTTTTCGAGGTCCAAATACCAGGAGTGAGTGGCACAGTTCGTGCAAGGGGTACCGTTAAAGATGTAGTTGGCCCAGACACTGTACTGATCGAGGTGGGAGATAACAAGTTGATACCTCGTGGTAGTTACGAGATCAATAGAAAGTTTATAGAAAACGATACCACTGACGACAACACGCCTGATGTCCCCGCTAAAGCAACCTCTCCCGCTCCAGATGCAGGGCAAACCTCAGAAACCACTTCAGAACTTAAGCCCTCAATCTCTGGCGATGAAGCCCTAAAGATTCGCATGAAGTCTGTTGCTAGAGCTCTGAAAGAAAAAGGCAGATTCCCGATGCCGAGAGTCTCCTCCATGGGCCAACGAGGAGTACAAAACAGCGACGTTGCTAGTGGAGCCAAGATTGACTACAAAACAACGTACGACGCTTCGCCAGAGCTCCAGGAAATGTTTCCGTCTTTTGATGACGTGTGGAACTACGTGTCTCGAATGGGCACGGACTTGACAACACAGTCCCCTAATGAGCTTAAAGATATCCCCGAAGAGATGAAGCTCCTAAACCGCGAGTACGCCAAGCACGTTCTTGGTATAGAGCCAAATGGATTTATTACCGTCTATCGAAATGCAATCAATGGTAAAGACACCGAACAAGAGTCTGCAGTTGGCTACGTATCTTTAGATAGAGATATGGCATACGACTATGGTTCGACTAGGGAGAATGTTGCTGCCAACGGACGCTACGAAATCGACGTAAAACCAGACGAAGTCTATGGAATGCTTGGTTACAGTCGCGTAGAGGATGAATACGGTCTCACTATCGGACGCGAAGTTGCTTACACCCCTGACAGGGTTAGACGTGTCGGAGACCTCGCACCTATAGAACTTCCGCATTGGCTACAAGAATGGAATAGTAGTTTCAAACGCGGTCAAGGAGCATCCCCTCTTAGAGGTTTCGGTCTCCCCTCGCACTACAACTTCCACGAAGTAGAAGACTTCCTGCCAGAAAACATCCAAGGCTTTCTAGAAAAATACAACCTTCAATCTTCCGACATTGCCACCAAGTTTGACGAGTTGTACGGCGAGGGTTCCTACGCAGAATATAAAGCAAGCGGTAATAACGTCAGCTACCAAGAGATTCAAAAGATGTTTGTAAAGCTTGACAACGGCAACCTAGGACTCAACGTAGAGTACCTAGAAGGATTTAATGGCCTTAACGACACCGAGACATACAAAAATGACCGCCTCGACAATCGCCTCAAGATGCTTTCTCTTTTCCAAGAGATCACAGGCCAACACTTCATGACCCACAAGACCAGGGACTATACGCCACCTATCGAGCCCTCGAAAGCTTCACCAGTTCTGGACGAGGCTCCTTCGGCAGAGACTCCTTCGGTAGAGCCTGCCGAAGTGGCTCCGCTAGTAGAGACTGCCCCCTCAAGCGGCATTAAGCCTGGATACGAAAACTGGATGTCATCCATGTCGGACATACTTGGATTCAATGACGACGAAGATAGCCCAGCCGAGCCTAACCCTGCTCTCGGCAACGAACTTCTATCTAAGACTCTAGAAAAAGCTGGATACAACGAGAAACCAAAAGTGGTAAGCACAGAAGAGTTCAACTCCATAGAGGGCGAAACAATATATCGAGCAGTAATTGACGAAAAATTTGTTGATCAGTACTTAAACTCTGCTGACCATTTCGCGGGAACAGGAGTTTTCGGGAATGGAACTTATTCGACCAATAAGAGGGAGAGTGCCGAAGCTTATGCTGGATCGACTAATGACGACCCCGACGTGATTAACGCTAGAATGCTGGAGATGAAACTTAGTCCAGATGCAAAAGTACTTTCTTTCAGCTCAAAGCGGGAGCTGAGAAAGTGGGTAGAAGAAAACGCTGCTAAGTTTAAGCAAGAGTTCCTAAAATTTGGAGCTAATCAGGGGGAAATCCACGAGTTCGAGTGGCAAATAAACAATGCTTCGGATTGGACTAACCTCGCAGTTATGGCTGGCTTTGATGCAATTAGATTTCCTCCCGACGCGCCGACAGAACATTTTACAATCATCTTAAATCGCGGAAAGGTTATTGCAAATGGCAAATCCTGAACTTAGCAGAATAGTAGCGAAATTATTCAGCCAGTACAAAGTTCCGATTGCTCAGGGCTTTGAGTGGGCCGCAGAGGTCGAGAGAGCTGAATCAATTGATGACCTGTCTTTGGAGCTCAAGGAGTTCATAGAATCCCCTCGTGATCTAAGACCTAGACCTAAACCCTAAAGTAGACTAGTTATATGGGTAAAAGCATTATGGAGCAGCTAGCGCTACTGCCAGAAGAAGAGCGTCTAGAGATCATGGCGGGTATGGATGAAGATTCCCTGCTCTGGGACTGGTCTGTCTGGGCGCGTCCAGAACAGCTTCCACCCGACGAAGACTGGAACGTTTGGCTTGTACTCGCAGGTCGTGGTTTTGGTAAGACTCGTCTCGCCGCCGAATGGGTTCGGGACATGGCAAAGTACACTACCGAAGGTCAGCGTCGCTTCGCTCTTGTTGCTCGTACTGCAGCTGACGTACGTGACGTTATCGTTGAAGGTGAGTCAGGAATCATTAACGTTTCCCCTCCTTCAGAGAAGCCACACTACGAGCCTTCGAAGAGGCGTCTAACTTGGCCCAACGGAAATACCGCAACCCTTTTTACCGCTGACGAACCTGATGGTCTCCGTGGTCCGCAGTTCACACACGCATGGGGCGATGAGATTGCAGCTTGGCGTCAGACACCAGATGCTGCTGGCATGACCGCCTTCGATAACCTCCGCGTTGGTACTCGTCTTGGTAAGAACCCACAGATTCTTTGTACCACCACTCCGAAGCGTGTTCCGCTTCTATACAAACTTATTGAAGAGTCTCGTACAGATAAAGTTGGTGGCTCTAAGGTTGTCGTAACTCGTGGTTCTACTTTGGACAATGCTGGAAACTTGTCTGGTGCATACCTTGACACCATCATGGGCGTCTACGAAGGTACGACCCTAGCTCGCCAGGAGCTTTATGGTGAGATGCTTGATGACGTAGAAGGAGCTCTCTGGAATGAAGAAATGGTCGAGTCCGCTAGAGAAGCTATGTACCCGCCTAGCACTCCGCTTCGTGTTATCGGCGTGGACCCTTCGGTTGCTGAGAATCCCCGTGACGAATGCGGTATTGTTGTCTGCGCGTCAACTGCAGACCACGACCTCTATAAGCGCAATGCTTGGGTTCTTGAAGACGCTTCAATTCATGGTTCCCCAGACACCTGGGCCCGTAAAGTTGTGGAAATGGCTCGTAAGTGGGGTTGTCCCGTCGTTGCCGAAGTTAATCAGGGTGGCGCTCTCGTTAAAAATGCCATCCTCTCGATAGACCCGACAATTAAAGTCCTAGAAGTCCATTCCAAGTACGGAAAGCAGCTTCGAGCAGAGCCTACAGTTCTTGCATACGAGCAGGGACGCGTCCACCACGTTGGATATCTTCCTGACCTAGAATCTCAGATGTATTCGTGGATCCCAGGGGTCGGAAAATCTCCTGACCGCGTTGATGCACTAGTTCACGCCCTCACTGCGCTGCTGATTAAGCCCCCTCCAGGCTTCAGTGGTGGGAAAATACGTGCAAAAAGCTTCGCGGATCGTAAGCTTGGAATAACAAACCCCAACAATCGGCCTGGCGGGCAGATTTTTAGGGTAAGATAGTGACGAAAATACTTTTAGATAGGTTCCCCTGCCACCTTTCTGCAATGGCAGCTGGAAAAATAGAAGATGTAACTACTATGAGGAGCTTCGAACCAACTCCAAATAGTACATATTTAGAAATTACGAGGGTGATTGTCACTGATGAACACATCATCGTTGCAAAAGATGGCCCAGAAGGGCCGCAAATCGTCTTTCGCGAAACATATGAGACGTACATCCCGTCGAAAGAAGCTATTCAAGACTCTTTTGTTGTCACTTCGTCGGGAAAAATGCTAGCATTTAAGAAAGATACGGGCTGCGGCTGCGGATCTAAGCTACGAGGCTGGAATCCTTACAACACTTTGGCCTCGATTAAGGACTAATAATGGACATTACGACTGTAAATTTCGTAATTTTGGCTCTTGGAGCCTATAGATTGACGCATTTGATCACTACAGACGCCATTGCCGATGGTTTTCGCAACTGGGTGTGGTCAAAATACGCCCCAATGACAAAAATTGGGTACCTAATCACCTGTAATTGGTGTACTGGCTTCTGGGTTTCGCTGCTTTTTGTCGCGGGAGCTTCCATTTTACCTCAGCTCACGCTTGTGGTATCATTAGTATTGGCTATTTCTGCTGTAATCGGGCTACTTTCAGCCTGGATAGAGCGATAAGACAGGTAGGAGCCACTTTTGGCTATTTTTAAGAAAGAAAACGAGAAATCAAATGAATCTCGTAGAGGCGTACGCGCCTCAGCGCCTAAGACTGCCACCCGTGTAGCCCCTGGTGTTTCAATCGACTCTTTTGGTGTTGTTTACGCCGAACCTCAGGCATTTAACACTCCTCGTCCGCTTACCGCGGCTGCAGCACAGGTAAAACTAGACGACAAGACAGAGGCAGAGCTATTTAAAGCCCGCCGCCAGTCTGCATCTGGTGCTTGGCAGAGCGAAGCCTGGGAATACTACGACTCAATCGGTGAAGTTAAGTACGCTTTCAACCTAGTTGCGTCTGTTGTTTCAAGAATTAGACTCTATGCAGCTGCAGTCAACAACCCTAGCGAAGCTCCATCCCCCATCGAGGACGTGGAGAAGATAGACGAGCGTCTATCCGCTGCTTCACAGCGTGCACTTGACCGTTTAAGCTCTGCTTACGGCGGACAGCCTGGTCTTTTGAAGGACGCAGCCCTAAACCTGCAGGTCACAGGTGAATGTTACCTAGTTCAGCTTCCAGAACGTCAGGGATCTGGCCTTCCCGAGACCTGGGATGTCCGTTCTATAGACGAACTTCAAGTTGACTCTAAGGGTAACTACATCATCAACCCACGACGCGACGTTGGTGGCAACACTTCGTCCTTAATGTCTCAGGGGAACAAGGAAGCAATCCTCCTACCTAAGTCCTCGTTTGTTGGTCGCATCTGGCGAGCACACCCTCGCTACACCCAAGAAGCTGACTCGAGCTTGCGCGGCCTACTAGACCTTTGTGCTGAACTACTTCTATTGAATAGGACATTCCGTGCGACTGCTCGCTCTCGCCTCAATGCTGGCGCTCTATATCTTCCTGACGGTCTTTCTGTTGCTGCTGGTCCTGATCCTGACTATCCTTATGATGAAGACGGCAATTACAACGAGACTTATACTGCTGAAGAAGCAGCTGATGAGTTCGAAGACCAGCTAATCGATGCAATGACCACTCCGATTAAGGATGAGGACTCTGCATCTGCAGTTGTGCCTCTAATTATTCGTGGTCCTGCCGAGCTTGGTGACAAGATCAAGCAGTTCAAGTTTGAGCGTTCTTTCGACCCCGCCTTGGCACAGCGTGCAGACCGTGTGCTTGAGCGCATCATGCAGGGACTTGACGTTCCTAAGGATGTAGTCACTGGTCTAGCGAATGTTAAATATTCGAACGCGCTGCAAATTGACGAAGCTCTTTACAAGGCACACATCGAGCCACTGATGCTACTTATCGTTGATGCACTTACAGTTATGTACTTGCGTCCATACTTGGTCGCAAACGGCTACACCCCTGAAGAAGTTAAGAACGTTTGCATCTGGTACGACCCATCTCAGGTTGCTACTCGTAATGACCGTGCTGCAGATGCAGACATGGGCTTCGACAAGCTTGCAATTTCTTATGACACATGGAGACGTGCTCACGGCTTCTCGGAGTCGGATGCTCCTACTCCTGAAGAGCTGGCTCTACGTCTAGTTATTCAGAAGGGTATGATCACCCCTGAGCTAACCGAGGGAATGCTGGCAGCAGTTGCTCCAGGAGTTCTTGACAAGGTTAGGCAGAATGCTGCAGCTCAGAGTGTAGCTCCAGTTCCACCAGAGATTGAAGAGCTGCTCCAAGGCGGCTCGGCCGAAGACAGCGCGGAAGACGAGAAGCCGCCAATCATCGATGACGTTAAAGAGTCCCCTGCACCACTAGCGGAACCAGAGGTCTAGCATGCACCAGCAAAACCCAGAGCTAGCAGAGAAGCTAGCACATCTTCTAGCTGATTCGGTAACAGCAAAATTTACTTTGCACGGCTATCACTGGAACGTACTTGGGCCAGACTTCGGAGAGTTCCATGAATTCTTTGGGATGCTTTACGAGGATATCGACGGGTCTATTGACGAGCTAGCCGAGAACATCCTAAAGGTTGGGTATCCTGCTCCCTACTTGATCTCTGACTATGTAGATATGTCTTGCATCAAGGAAGAGCGGTTAGACGGAACTTCTACTCAGTTTTTGCTGCAGTCCGCTCTACGTGTAAACGAAACTATGATTGACTGCATTCACGGAACCGCAGAGCTGGCTGAACAGTGCCGAGAGTTCGGGCTAATGGACTTCTTAGCTAGGCGCGAAGATATGCACAAAAAGTGGAGATGGCAAATCAAGGCATTCCTAGGAGTTAGATAAATGTCTGAGTACCTACAAAAAGTAGTTAGAGCTACGGGTGGCCACGCCGCTCCTGCAGAGAATCTAGAGACAGATCAAAAGGAAGCCCCAGAGGGTTACCACTACATGCCAGATGGGACTCTCATGAAAGACTCCGAGCACGAAGACGAGGCTGCTCTAGAGAAGAACCCTGGCGACCCATGCTGGGAAGGCTACATTCAAGTAGGTATGAAGGAGAAGGCTGGGAAGATGGTTCCCAACTGTGTCCCTCAGGATGCTGCAGAGATTGACGTAGATGATGTCATCTTTGCCCTAAGAAAGGCAGAGACAGTAGAAGACATCTCGCCTTACTTGATTACCTATGCAATCAACGAGACAAAAGATTTCGACGCGCCTCGTGCCGTCACATACGAGCAGATTAAGTCTGTAATTGCTGCAGCTGAGACCCCTGCAGAAGCAGCCGAGTCAGTTCTAATTTTCACTGAACTAGCCCACCATGACGACGTATACGAGAACGCTCTCGACTATGTCTCACTACTACCTGTTGGACACCCTAGAGGTAAGGCAAGAGGGTTTACTGCTTCAGCAAAGAGAGAAGCAAAGGCTGAATGGTACTCAGCTGACAGGCGTCTATCAGACACCACTAGAGCAGCTCTACATGACTTTTTCTCGAATGACTTTGGAACTGTAGAGTCGCGATTTGCTCAGATGAAGCTAGATGCGCTGACTGCAGCTGGAGAGTTTGACACTCTAGTAGCTGTTGGTTGGAAGATTTCATTTGCAAAGCGTTCTGCTATGTCTAGAGCTCTTGCGAAGATTAGGCGTCGTGACCGTAATGGTAGATTCGCCGAAGAGTTTGGTCGTCTGAAGGGATTCTTCAGCGGCGGCCCAGACGGGAAAAACTTTACTGGTGTAGGACGAATTGTTGGTGCCACTGAAGGTAAGAACGAGTTCCAGGTAGAGTTCAAGAATCACTCAATTATTCCTGACGGTATCTATCGACTACCTGCAGACAAGTCAGAGAACGTAGGGGCTTACCTGCCTCAGAGGATCGTTTCTAAGCTTCCTAAGCGCGAGGCTCAGTTTGATCCAAAAGACAACGACTCTACTGTCCCACTGGATGAGTTCCTAGCAACTCGCATGGATGCTCCTGATGGCTGGAAGGCTATCAAGAATGAGCAGGGCAAGATCACTGGCTATCAGTCAGAAGATGGCAGCAAGATTCTTTCGGTGTCTAAGCCAGATGCAAAGAAAGCAGAAGAGATTGCTAACGATAGCAAGATTCCTGCTTTTGGTGTTGGCGAAAGCGAAGAGATTGACCCTAACGAGCCGATCTACACCCTAAAAGATGAAGACGGTAACGTAATTGCATACGGACAAGACTGGGCTACCGCTCAGAAGGCTGCAATCTACTTGGGTCTCGGAGAAGATGACGAAGAGTCGTCAGAGCCAGAAGGCGACAAGGAAGAGAAGCAGTTAGACCTCGGAGAGCAGTACGGTCTAGACAACGCTGGGACCAAGAAGTGGCTTGCCAAAAACTCTGGCGGTGATTCTTACGAAGTCAACGAGCTTCCTGATGGTACTTACCTGGTTGAGACTACATATGAGGACGGCAACAAAGACGAGCAAAAATTTGACTCGGCTGACGATGCTTTCAAGTATGTTGCAGGAGAGGTTGGCCTAGACCCAGAGCTAGACCCTAAGGTAGAAACACCAGAAGAAAAGCCCGCTGCAAATGGTGACGGAGTTCCTTACGGAAAATACTCCCCCGAAGATGTGGCAGACGGCTACCAGTTTGGTCGTCCTATAGACGGAATTTGGTACTACGACGATGCTGCAGATGAAGAGGGTAACCCCCTACAGATTCAGGTGTCTAAGCAGAAGAATGGCGATACTTGGTACGTAGAAGCCGAAGACCGCAACGGACGTACCGTATCCAGCAACGAATTTGAAACTCCAGAAGACGCATTCGAGTACGCATCGTGGTCAGCACAAACCGAGTGGGACCAGGACTGGGTAGACTCAAATGTAGAAGAGCGCCAGTTAGAACTAGCCGAGAAGTATGGACTAGATCCAGCTACCAAGGACACCTTCCTAGCAGAAGGCGGACCTGGAAACAAGTACGAGGTCTACAAGACCCCTAACGACGAGTGGGTAGTTGAGACCACTTTCGACGATGGCAACGAAAGCAGCGAGACCTTCGACAATATTGAAGATGCTTTTAAGGCTGTAGCTGACGACATGGGGAATCTCCCTGAAGAACCAACTGCAGACAAGCCTGAAGCAGATGCACCTAACGGCGACCCCAAGCCTGGTGAGTTTGATGCTAAGGAACTAGCAGCGGGATATGCTTTCTCGGGTGTCGACGATGCAGTTGGGTACAACAGCATCAGAACTACCGAAGATGGAAACGAGATTCAAGTACAAAAGGCATCTAACGGTAAGTGGTATGTCACAGAACTTGGCGGCAATGGTCCAGACAACTATAAGGACATAGAGCACGGAGAGTACGACAACCCAGAGGCAGCTTTTGAAGAGGCCTCTAACCTAGTTGGTGGCTCCGAGTTTGACAGAAGTGCAGCAGAAGCTGAAGTAGAAGCTCTATCTAAGTCTGAACCCGTAGGCCCATCACTGGTTAAGAAGAACTCTGACGAAGACGGTGTCCCAATCAACGACATGTTTGACGTTGACAATGCAATCGATGATCACAAGGAGATGTACTTCCCTACTCGTTCAAGCGACATCGAATCAGAGTTGAACTACCAAATGAGCAGGACTGGTGAAAACTCTGCGAGTGTTGGAGACTACATGTCTGGCGGTGCCCAGGCTCGCGTTAGCGAGAACGAGGACGGCACATGGGACGCTACAATTAGGTTTCCAGAGGGTGACGATGTCTCGGAGAGCTTCGACAATCAAGAAGATGCCGTTCGCTTTGCCGCTGAAGAAGCTGCAATCTGGAACACCAACAACATCCCAGCCGCTCTAGCCACAACTAAAGACTTCTCTGATCTAGATAGAGAACTAGAGGCTATTGAAACACCAGACCAAGCCCTAACTTACGCTGCGAGACTCGTTGAGATCGCAGATGCGTTAGAGAAGAGCAGGGGTCCCGAGAAAGAGATTCAGAGTCTTCGGGATCTTCACGACCTTATTGTTGAAGAGTACGGCAATGGAGACGATAGCCAGGAGACTAGATTCTTCCGTATGATGGCAGAAGATGCCCCTGTAAGCTCGAGCATCAGCCCTAATACGGATGTAAATTCAGTAGATGCCCCAGAAGCTCCAGGATCTACCGACGAGAAGAAGTCTGTATCTTCTAACCAAGAAGCTGTCAACAAGGTCATGGCTGGGATGCTTGCTGCTATTGAAAGCGGCGAGGCTATGCCATGGCGTCAACCATTTACGGATGACCCATCTCTAGCTGGAGCATCAGTTCCCAGGAACCCCGCAACCAAGCACGTCTACTCTGGAGTAAACTCCATGGTGCTCCGCTGGGTTGCTGGTGAAAAAGGCTACAACGATGGTCGTTGGATGACATACAAGAACGCTCAAGATCTTGGTGGTAATGTTCGCAAGGGCGAAAAGGGTACGTTTATTCTTGCTCCTCGTATGATCCCTAAAAAGGACAAAGACGGCAAGGAAGTAATTGGCCCAGACGGCAAGCCACAAAAGTTTATTGTCTTCAATGCTATGGCTGTATTTAACGTTGCACAGATTGATGGCCTAAACCTGCCAGACGAGAAGAAGAATGAAGACCTAGTGGCTAAGACTCCTCTAGAGGCTCAAGAATTTGTCATTGAGCGCTACAAGAAGTCAATGGAAGCCTTGGGTCAGAAAGTTCCTGACATTCACTACACTTACGTCGGTCAATATGGTTCCCACTCTAGCTCCCCCAACTGGAGCCCGATGATGGACAACATTACTCTTCCAACTCTAGAGCAGTTCAACAGCCCAGAAGAGATCTTTGACACTCTAATGCACGAACTTGCTCACTCCACTGGACACGCCAGTCGCCTAGACAGGACAGATCTGACTAAGGACTACGGAAACTCAGACGGTATTGCTAGGGCTAAAGAAGAGCTGATTGCTGAAATCTCTTCTGCAATCCTTGGGCAGATGTTTGGTATAGAGAATACTTTAGACAACAGCGCTGCTTACGTACAAAGTTGGCTAAAGAGACTACAAAATAACCCACAAGAAGTTATCTCTGCAACTAAAGAGGCTCAAAAAGTGGTAGATTACATGCTAGGTATGCACCTCGGAGACTGGTCCCCAGTTGACGGATACAAAATCTCTAAAGGAGGGTCCAACTAATGGCCAAGCAATACACCGAAAATGATCCAGAGTACTGGACTCTATTCGCTAAAACAATCGGAAATTCAGTTCCCGACCTTGAAGATGACAGTGCTTTCGTTGATAAAGACGGCGTTGTAACCAAAGAAGACTAATTACACAAGCCAATTTGGGGTAAAATTAATACATTGGCTTCAATAACCCATTAGGAAACAACCAATGAACATTCTTCTAGGCCGTTCAAACAACCTGGCGTTTTTCGGAAACGACCAGTTTTCTGTTGTCCTAGACACTGATCTAAACCTAATTGTTGCGTCTGGAGCTCCTAGCACCCTAGTCACCACAGCAGACTGGGAGGTCTCTGAGCAGCAGCTTTCTGCAGCGCAAGAGCGTCTTGCAGTTCGCGCAATTGAGGGTGAGGTGGCTAATGCAATTGTCGCCGCTGCTGGCAAGAGAATGTACAGCGTACCAGAGGGTGTAAAGAAGGAAGCCGAAAAAGCTTTAGAGTGGAGAAAGAAAGAAGGCCGTGGAGGTACTCCAGTTGGCCTCAACACCGCTCGCACCCTAGCTAAGGGTGGCCAGATTGGCATCAAAAAAATTCGTCACATTGCAAAGTATTTCCCTCGTCACGAAGTTGACAAGAAGGGCAAAGGCTGGACTCCTGGGGAAGACAACTTCCCATCTAACGGCCGCATTGCGTGGGCTCTCTGGGGTGGAGATGCAGCTTGGCGCTGGGCGCGTCCAATTGTAG